GTGGCAGCGGTGTTGTTGCTGTTATCCGCGAAATCAAGGAAGAACCCGTTCGTTCCGTAGCTGCCCGAGTAGTCCTTAGCAATCCACTGGCCGGTGGTGGCTGAGGTCTCCCCGAATGATGATGGGGTCAGAGCTTGACCGTCGATGAAATGGAACAGCGCCAAATAAGCATTGAGCGATCCAGACGAACTACCCCATTGCGTGCCTATGCGATTATCAGCATTAGACGACGGAAACTGGCTGTCAGTATTCGGAGCAGGATAGTTAGCGGTTTGAAATGTAGTTACTTGAGAGCCATTGACGTACAACTTAACGCGATTACTTGCGGTTGCTTCCGTGGTGTCTACGGCAATGACAATGTGATACCAAGCAGAAGCATCTCTAAAAACCTGCGTTGTCCTTATGTCGTTTGTTGATGATCCACCAACATGAAAGTGCAGAGTGTCATCGCTTTGAAAAATTAGTACGGTTGACGCTGACGATGTACCGTCATAACAATCAAAGACACGTTGGGTTGATCCAAGTGCAGCGCGTTTGATCCAGAAGGAAAGGGTTTGCTTTTTTCGATTAGTGCTTGAAGTCGAGTAGGTGCGACTGAGAAACGCCGAGTCGGCTGAGTTGAACCGAACGCTCCTGCCAGCGGTGGCGGCAGCTCCAGCCGCTGCAGCCGCAGCACCAAAAAATTCTTGAGGAGTATTACCCGGAATCATGAGACGGTTCCAGAACCGTAGTTAGCAGACAGAATCGCGCTGACGCGATTTGGGTTAACGCAATAGTACGTCAAAATATCCACGCCGCTCGCAGAAGTCGTGAGTGTCGGCGCGGTATTTGAGATAAAACTCCAGGAACCGCTGTAGGTGATCAAACGACTACCGGTTCCGTCCTGACGAATCGTAATCGAACCGCACTGACCGCCACTGGCATTAACCGGGGAAGCAAAAGTCGAGTTGTTCGTCAGGATTACTTCAAAGTTATTACGAGCGCCGAAATTAAGAGTACAAACACCAGAAGATATGACCGTGCCAGTTTCACCGAAGGATTGAGACTGAACAACAACGGGACCAGAAATCGGGCCGCCAGTCTTATCGTACTTACCTGCGACTGAAGTTAAGGCTGCGTTACCAGAAGCCTGTGCGGTAGCGGCATTAGTAAGAGCTGCATTACCCGAAGCAAGTGCCGTTAAACCAACAGAAATACCTGCATTACCCGAAGCAAGCGCAGTTGAGGCACTCGATAAAGCTGCATTACCGGAAGCTTGAGCGGATACAGCAAGAGTTAAAGAGGCTGCACCACTAGCCGCCGCAAAATAACGTCCATCAAGAACATCTACACCAACACGTTTGTTTTGATCTGCAGTAGAAGGCTCCGAAATATCAACAATCGGCAGATAATCACCACTAGCTAATGTAGTCAGCGGACTAAACTGAGAAATTTTTTCGTTAGCCATTAGCTAGCATCCTCTTGCAATATTTTAGACCCGTCTTCCTGAAGAATAAAAAACGGGCTTACTGCGCTTACACTTGATTCTAATAAAACCGAAGAACTAGCAGGATTGACAATTATTAAAGGAAAACTCCGCTCAACTGAAATCCGACTGGTTGTAATCGCACGACCTACATAATTTAAAGTCGCACTAGCATAACCAGTATTTTCTAGTGCATTTAAAAAATTATCGTATCCACTAATTAATGTACCCGACGTTAACCCGACATAATATTGAGCACCAACAGTCAAATTAGAAAATACACTGCCGGCGTTATCAAGCCCCACGCGGACTTGGCCGTTGACCGAGCCGCTTTCTAAACAAACGCCGACAAGTGTATCGGTGTTCGGATCGACAGCGCAGCACCTATAAACGACACCAGCGCTCGTCAAAGCGACTGGATCTCCGGGGCTTAAAGTCTCCCCCGCCAAAAATGTGGCAAAAGACATTTAGGGGGTTTTTACTGACTTCATTCTATAGTTATTTGCCTTGTCCGCGACTTTTTTTGCGGCCATGAGAGGCTTTTGAATGTGCCCCATCACCCTGGCGCGTTTTTTTAGGTTTGGACTCAAGTTTGTTAACAATGGACTTAGGTCTGGACATCGTGAAATAAGATCCAACTAAAACTTAGGGACGCCAAGCCGTATGTCAAATGGCAGCCCAGCTTGTGCCGTTCCAAATTTTTAAGCTATTAACAGTGCTGTCCAGCCAGCCAGCGCCTGCTTCTGTAGGTGATGGTGCAGCTTCTCCGTAAGCCACGCTGCGAGTCGGTCCGGCTTCATACCAACCAGAACTTGTGGCATCATAAACAAATAGCGAGCCCAACATGGTGCTAAACCAAAGTGAACCATCCCGCGGCGGGGCGTTATATCCAGCTCCAGACGGAGGCTGTTCAGACTTATGCACTAGAGCTTCTGCGTTTGTTTGATACCAATCAGGGTTGCTAACACCAGCGCCCGATGCATAAACAAACAAGCGTCCTTCATTAGTATCGAACCACAGAGAGCCGCCGCTGTATCCAGCAGTCGGTGCAGTTCCGACGGTAACAAAACTAGCTCCGCCGCCACCTCCACCCCCGCCAGTGCCCTGACTTCCGCTGTAAACAACGTAGGTGCCGCTGTAAAGAACGGCGAGATCTGCTTGTGCTAAGAAATAACCGGAAATTGCCTCCTGATAAATGGTGTTGAAGTTGACATTAAACGTATCTCCTCCAGTCAAATACAGACCTGATCCAGCTAAATAAACACCACTGCCACCCCCTCCGCCGCCAGCGGATATACCGCTCATCGTAAAGTTCAAGTCCTCAATAACTTGAACTAAACCCTCAAAATTTGAGGCGTACCCCGAAGGATCAATCGTAAATGAAGTTGTGCCCACGCCGCTAACCGTATAAATGCATTCTACAAGTGCCGCAATAGCACCTTCAAAATTTGGGGCGTGTAGGCTATGTCGGCTCGGATAATGCGGGCACGCAGGCATCTATTATGCTCTCTGTAAATACGGCCCTCCTTTCTAAATATTAGCCCACTTTCTTTAACTTCTGAAAGTTGTACTTCGAAGAAACCCTTTTCACACAGTCAACACTGCAGCCCAAAATACCTGCAATCTCACGGCAGGAATAACCATTCGAAATCAACGAAGCGATTTCTTTTACCTGCCAAGTGTTGACACGTCGGTTCAAAATCCTTTGTCTAATTTTTTCATATTCGTCCGTCGAACTTCGTTTTTTAAGAATCTGACGCACTCGCTCGCGACTAATACCAAATCGTTTACCAATTTTTTCGTACGAATGACCATCAAGGTACATTTCGTACATAGTTACAAATCTTTCGTGCAGTTCGGACGAAGACGTTTGGGCACTCATAAAAAATTCAAAATGTTTTCCGAAATGCTACCGATTGTCGTCCTGTTTGTCCAGCTGCCCGTGATGCCACTCATTTTCAGCAAGCTGCCAGGCTGGAATATTTAACTTCTCAGCACGTCGCCGGCACTCTTGCCAGTACTCGACTTCAGGTGTCTCAGAAGTCGTAGGTTGCACGGTAACCATTTAAGTCTAAGAACTGTACTTAATGATCTCATAATACCAGTCAAACCAAAAAAATTCTGTAGTCTTCTCTTCCACAGTGCTTCCCCTGCTACCGATCGCAGCAAAAAAGTTCTGTGGTCCGGGGACTTAACATGAAATTCTTAGAAATTGTACTTTATAAACGTATTTAAAATTAATTTATATAATACTATGAGCAAAAACCAAAGTTCTTTGGTTTTGGTTTAGCTAACCTGGGCCAACCCGCTTGAGACCCCGGAGACGCGCAAATTTCGTTAAGAAAAGCTCTAAAACAAAAAATTGAAACCAGAGGCAAGGCGGACCGTGCTATCTTTGTGTAATCAAGAGAGCACTAGAAAACAAACCGTGACGAACCCAGTGCTGGTTTCCGTCTTTGGTTTGGTAGTTCAAACACCTGTAACTACCCGAGATCTGCCGGAAACCCCAGACCAGACCTACAACCTCGACGCTTTCAAGGCAGAGCGATTTGGTGGCGTTACGCGTCTGACCTGCAGTTGCGGTCGATCCGAGCCGGAGTTCATCGCCACGTTGGATCTACCAAGGGCTCACAGGGTCTGCGGGCGCTACGCGTGCCAGCGATGCCTGCAGGAGGATCGGGACGCCAAAAGCCCGTCCGATCAGGTCTCAGCGTGGCTTGCTCAGAATCGACCTGGGCTAAACCCGCATGAACACTTGTTTTTACCTAAGCAGTTCCAGCGTCTCGTCGATAAAGATGGGACGATCATGAGGCCACGCCGCTTCGTCTACTCAAAGTTTTATGACATTGAGTTGGCGACTAGGGACAAGGTGCTGCCAACCTGCGGATGTGAAAACTGTGTAAATCCCTACCACATGATGCGGGCCCTGAGCCCGGCAACCAAAATCACCCCACAAATGAAGGAGGATGTGAAACTGTGGCTAAGCAAAAAAATTTCTCACAAAATGATTCAAGTCTTATTGGAAGCCAAATACAGGTGCTCGATCTCCCTAAGAACAATCACGAATTTAAAAAAGTCAGTGCTTGCATAAGCCATCACTCGGTTTTGATTTATCTGTTATTATGTCGTCAGCCGTTATCCGTCAAAGAAATTCTGGATGAGATAGGTTCGTCGAAGCAAAAACTTTTACGCGACCTAAAACAGCTTATAAAGTATAAGTTGCTCATCCGAGTTAATTTTGAATCACATGTTCTATATGTGATTGACGGCAAATACAACTCATTAATTCATTCGATTTTGAGCTCATGATTGCAGTTGCAGAACACAAGCCTTGTTTATGGTCCCAGAAATATGTAATCGACAATCTCCCCCCATGGATTTATTCGGATTCTGAAGAACCGAAGACTTGGGCAGAGTGCTCAGCGAAGATTTCAGCTCTTCAGTACACCATTAAAGATATTGAGCTCCAGATCGAGATTCGAGAGCTTGAGTTAAAGACGGGTAGTAGCCGGCACCAATCCAGTTTTGATTATGAAAAGTGGAAAACGCAAGCGCTGCGGGCAAAACAAACTCATATGTACATGTTGAATGCTTACACCTACTGGATTTTACTTAACGAACAGGGTTTATTCGGGGAAGACGAAGATATTCCCACGCTGAGGGATGGCCTTAAAAAAGTCATTCGTCTGTTAGTTGACGAACCCGCTGATTTTCTAGAACAGTTAGAAATTGTTTTGGATACACTCTGAAAATGTGTCTCAGGGATAAAACCCACGTCAAAAAAGACACTGTTTGCGCAGAGTGTTTAAAAACCATAAATAATGAGCCCTCAAAGCCGGCATTGAGTCAAATCTCACCGGAACTGAGGGCTCTTTTTACGCAACTTACAGACGAACATAAAGATTTTGACTCCTGTTGGAAGACTGATTACAAATATCTAACAATCGAAGGAAAGAAATTAAACATCGAAAACATTTTTTATGGTTTTTATAAAGCGGACATCGGTAATTTTTGCATAAAACGTGTTTGTGGCACCGTAACTTGTGTAAATCCAATGCACTTACGATCTCGATTTGAGCAGCCGGACATAACTAAAAGAGTGCGGGCCGGATTTAACCGAAAAAACACGGACATCAGAGATTTATCTGACTCTGATTGGCTTAAACAACCCTAAAATCGTATTGTCGGTGCTTGTAAGAATGGCCTTGCACCGGTAACCTCGGGGGTACGGTCAGTTTTCGCCATTTCCTGATCGTGGTAACTGAACCTTTGTGCCTGATGTCGGGTGCCGAGGCAGCCCCTTTTACATTTCTAAACATGCTTACTAAAGATGTACTTCAAATCCTTCGAAGTATCGACGCAAGCCTTCAAATTATTGCGCATTCGAACTCATCGGACATAACCACAGCGTTCGTAAATAAAAAAACTATCGCTGCTCGTCTGGGTGTGCAATCAATTGTTGTAGATAAGCTTATATATCAAGGAATAACATCAGGGGGTACATCTGGTTTAGTAGAAGGTCGTCACTACTGCAAGCTGGATCCTTCGGAAACCAACTTATCGAACTTTCTTTTTGACTCCGCTAAAGTACTTAGCGACGCATGGAATTCCTTCTCAGGGTATTGCAATGAGTAGTTTTCGGAGCACAGCAACTGAACTTGCCAAGAAAATTTTTGGGCGTAGTGAGGTTCAAAACCGTATCGCTCTGAATACGGTGAAAATGATTATTGGTGATATTGCCACGCTGTACGAAGAATTCCGTAAAGCAGAAGGTAATGGCGCCCTGTTTTTTAATCCTTCCAAACCAGAGTGCAGTCAATTTATGACAATTAAAGATATCCAGACGGATATCGCGTTGGCTGAGGAAATAATGGATGAAGACTTAGCTGGCTTTTTAAAAAAACTTATAACAGTTGTAGATACCGAAAGTGAAACTGATAAGCCGATTGTTGTTATGGTGGATCAACGCGGCATGAGCATTCATTTAATTGATCTCGAAGCAGCGGAAGAACTTTTAAATAAAACGTCGGATGCCGCTAGCGCAGATTGATTTTGTTTCGCCGCCTGAACTAATTGGGATAACTACCTCTTTTTTTGGCGGCGAAATTGATCTTGATCCTGCATCGAGTGAAGCTGCAAATACACTCATAAACGCAAACCGTTTCTTTACACCAAAAGAAGACGGATTGAGACAAACATGGAAAGCAAAATCTCTGTATCTATATCCCCCACGGGATTTTTTAAATAATGACGAGCAACCTAAAGATCCTTACATATTTAAAAAGAGGAAAAGATTTCAACGCTCGGCACAAAGGGTTTGGTTAGAAACATGTCTAAGAAAATACAGAAAAAATGAATTTGACGAAGCAATTGTTTTTTTAACTTCCTCAGAAGTCGCTTTATTGACGACTCAAAAAATAGGATTAGATCTACCTCTCTGTGTAGCAAAAGAGAGACCAGAACTATTTATCGATGCGCCCGGACTTCCAAAACTAGGGCGTACAAGGTGCTTCGGTTTTGTTTATTACTTTCCCTCTTCAACAAACACAGATTATCGAATTGGTGAATTTATTAATTTGTATAGCTCATTTGGGCGAGTTTTTTGTTGAGAAACTCAAGCGACTTTGGGGTGTTGTCCGGTTCAACAGTATCGCCCGCACCAAACCCCGGACCCACGGGGGTTTCGGTCATTTTTCGAGAAGCACGTGTTCTAGCTAAACGTTTAGATCTTTCCTCTTCGTTTTCAGACCAGACCTTGCCCGCTAAACGCATATCGCGTCGCGAACGAAAACGATAAACGTGCTTTGCAAAACCAGCTTCTCCGTGAAACCTTATTTTTCGTTCGTGGGGTAGCTCACGAATCTGATCAGACATTGTAAGTCATATAAGGCTTGTACTTCATGAAGTCCATGCTCACTGTCATCGGGTTAGTTGCGGTGGACATAAATTCAGGATTAAGAAGCATGTTGTAATCTTTATCATCAGCAATCGATTTAAATGCTGCAATTGGATTAGCAGTGCTCGAAGTCATAAAACGCTGGCTTCCTTCGGCACTTAATGATCCAAGGGCTTTCCGATAATCTTCAGAGGCGCTAGAAATAGCGGAACGGAAACGACCGCCAGCAGCAGATCCTAAGAGGCTGGGATCGTAGCCTTTCAGGTAACGTTCCCCCGTAGCACGTTCGCCGGCCACGCCGCGATTAAACTGATCGATCGCCGCTAAACGATAATCAGGAACAGTAATACCGCTTATTTTGCCGAGCTGTTCTTTAGAAGCTTGACCCAGCTGACGATAGTATTCAGTGCGATTTTGAAGTTCTTCAGTTAATTGTTGGATGCGTTTGATTTGATCATCAATTTGCTGCTGAGCAACACCAGCGCCGTAACTAAGCGGAGTATTCGAAGTTGCTTTGCCGATTTGGCCTAAAATAATATTACCTAAAGAACCGCCTACACCTGTAGCAATATTTTCCCCAATCTTTCCCCAGTTAATCGACGCCGGTGCTTGAGACGGTGCTTGAGACGGTGCTTGAGACATTTCAGAACAAGGGCAAGCCTTTACTTATTCTATTAGCAATCATATTCTTTAAAGCCAAGACCCGCTCACTTGCGTTTGTACTGCCGGGATCATAAAAATCCGCAGAGACGTGGGCACCGGTAGTGGATCCAGTACGACCTTGCGTACCAATTGGAGTACCAGCACCAATAACAGTTCCAGGTTTTAAATTACTGTTGAGACGATCAAAGTGCGCTAAACGGACATCGAAAGGAGTTCCATCCGGAGCCGTGGCGCGAAGGTCTACATAATTACCGTAAAACCTAGGACCGTTAGGATTTTTTTCGAGATTAGTTTCCCGAGAATCGTTTACGACTTTTAGAACTTTTGCATTAAAAGGTGCTGCAAAAATAGCCCCACGGCCGCCGGGTATCACAAAATCAATGCCTTTACCGCCGGTATCATTCCAGGAAGTTACAGTCGCACCTTTTAGAGCTGTCCCAGGACCTGAGGCAACCATCTGTTCGGTTGTACCTTGAGGTTGCTCTTCTAGAAGAGTTAAAAGTTCCGTTGCTAACTTCGTGTAGTTATCAGACGAATCAGAAGTTAAACTACTTAAAACAGCAGCGGAACGAAGTTCATCCGCTTTTTCTAAAGCCTCTTCAGTGCCCTGCTCTTCTAGTTGTTCCGCTAATGCGTTGCTCTGCAATAAGGAAGCGTAAGGATCCGTTTGTTTCGTTGAAGCACCCAAATATTTCATTAACAAATCAGAAATTTTTTCTCTAAAGTCCCCGGTTTGTGAGTCGGCAGGTTCAGTCCCAGGAGCAACCTGTTGTGAAATTGGACCGCCATAAACCCGTTGAAGTTCATTTAATTTTTTTACCGGCTGACCGTAAGCACTTTTACCTGATTCAGTAGGAAAAGAGGCCCACGTTTCAGCTAACGCTGCTGCTACGCGTGGACTTAGACCCTCTTTTTTAAGTGCGGCTAAACCACCATATTTAAGTAATTTATTTCTTGCCAAACTTAAAGCAGCAATATCCTGCTCTTTTGGGCCAAAACTTTGCAAACCTAAAGCACTTGCCCGACCCCTCCAGGTATCAGGCATAAATTGGTACGCACCAGCAGCCGCACTTGCATAGCCGTCTTTTCGAATAACTTTATCTGGGTGACGACTTAGATCAGAAAAAGTTCCGCCTCCAAAAAAAGTTTGATAACCCTTAGGACCAGCAGTGCCTTCGGCATAACGAATCGCCTGCAGTAAACGTTGACCCTCAGGAGTTAAACGAAACTGTTCTAGTACTTGGCGTTCGTTCATTTTTATTACGGAGACTCAGCGATCGTATATAAAGTTTAAATGTTTACTCGCATAACAGTAGTTTAAACCTCAGCTTCAGCTGCTCCTTCTTCGTCATCAAACAAATCCATATTTGTGTCTACAGCGATTCCGACCTCATTCATAACTGTCTTATAAGCTCGTTCGCGGCAAATTAATTTAAATACTGTTTCCCAAAGGTATTGATCCCGTTCTTTATTTTTAAGGGAATGTGCCTTTACGCGTATGCGCGTCAACACGAATTCATCCTCAAGTGTCAGTCCGCACGAGACATCTTGAGCGTCATCTGACTTCCGGGCGCCCATCACGATAGAGCTGCATATTTAAAGTCTAGCTCTAGCGGAATTTTTGGTTATTGCGTCGGCTTATAGCTTTTATTAAGTAATCGATTACCAGGCTTTGCAGCTCCAGTACCCAGGCGTCAATTTACTCTTAGGTTCATCACAGTTATGACGTGCTCTAAAGTTCTTTCTACGATCCGGATCGTCGCTTCGGTTTTCCATATTTGCGTCCCCAAAACGAACTAAACGAACTTCCCCATCTTCTTTTGCTGCCACAGCAAACTGCTTACCACCTTGGATGTCACGCTTTGGTTTGTTGTACCCTTTAAAAATTTCACCAGCTAAACGAATCATGTTAAATCCGTGTCTAAATTTAATAGTAGCAGCTGAATAATAAAGAAGTTGTGACGCAGAGGCTGCTTGTGTTGCGCACACAAGAAACGTATGTAATATAAAGCCGTAACTTTTTTCTCGCATATACAATGTCGGAAAGTAAGACTCTTCTTACTATCGCGGAAACGGCTGAACTCCTTAATTGCAGCTCTGGTTTTGTGCGGAAGCGTATTGCTTTGTCTGAAGCGAATCAGCCGGGCGGTTGGCCTAAGTCTGTATACGTGAATCTGCAGCCCAACGGCGCAAAGTCTCTTTATCGCGTTAATCGAAGTGCACTCGAAGATTATCTTCGTAGTTCATCCTTGGTTAAAGTGGAAGAAGAAGTTTCCTCGTTGAGCACTGCTGTTTGCTCCCTTTAAGATGACTTACTCGGACTCTTTTGCTGATCAAGCTGCGCCCACGGTTGAGCGGGTTGCAACAATCATCATGCAAGAGCCCGAGCAACCAGCTGGACCCACTGTTGAGGAGCTTTCTTCTCAGTTAGTGGGTCTTGCTTCGTATACAAATCAGCTTTACACCCAGTCACATCTAATTCACCTAAACGTTGAGGGTCCGATTTTTCTTCCGATCCACGAGTTCCTTAAGGGCCAGTACAAACTCCACATCAAACAATTCGACACTTTATCCGAATTTGTTCGCACTCTAGACTTCTTTATGCCTATGTGCGCCCGTGGGCTTCAGCAAGCCTGCAAAAACTTTAAGAACGTCAAATCATATGAGATGCGGGATATGCTTTCCACTTATCTGAGCAATTTAGATAAAGGCGGCATGGTGGCAAAAGATATTCAAAAAACAGCAAAAGCTGTGGACGCCCCCGATATCGAAAATTATTTGGCTGACTACGTTGCCTTGTCCTTCAAAGCTGCGTGGTTTATCAAAGCTACTCTGCGCGGTTAATTGGTATACGCCCAGCCGTCTAACACTCGGACAAACAGACCGCTGGGCGTCGTACCTGAACTCTGCACCTGATACACCAGAGTGCCTGAGACGCTCGAGGCGGTGGCGGGCAAACCGCTAAGTACGATCGAACAGGTCTGAATTGCTCCAGAGGCCAAGATCGCTCCAGAAGCCACAAGAGCACCTGAGGCCAGAATGGCGCCTGAAGCCAAAATAGCTCCGGACGCAATCAAAGCACTATTGGCGCTAATGGCTCCAGAAGCCAAAACGGCTCCTGATGCTAAAGCTGCTGTGGAAGCAAAGGTTGCGGTATTGGCTGTGTTGGCTGAAGTAGCAGACGAAGCGGTGTCAGCAAAAGCAGCTCCGATCTTTTGCCACGCTGAGCCAGTCCAGACCTTTAAGTAGTAACTTGCTGTGCTGCTATCGGTCCAGAGTTCCCCGATAGAGTTACCCGGTAAGCCTGCCGGCGATGCGTTGGGTGCAGTAGCGCTATAAGCAGAAGGTCCGATTTTTCTGATAGACCCAGCAGAATCCTCAAAGTAAAGTCCAGGATCAGCCGCGCCAAAGCAAATAGCTGGTTCGCCACCTTGTAAAATCGTGCCGCTTGGACGATCTGATGAGATGCCAGAACGTTTTAAAAGAAAGACAACAGGTGTGGATGTCACTAATACGTACCTCCGTTTAAAGCAAATGAAGTGATGGTTCCTTGAGTTCCGTTGGCATACGTGGAACCGTCAAGGATGTTTACTGGTGAAACGACGGGAGAGCCATAAGCATACGTGCCCCCATCATAAGTTTCAAGATTCTCTAGACCTAAGGGTTCAAACGGATTATATTCGCTGAACGTAAACATCTGGAACGATGTTGCAGCGAGCTCATTTAATGAGTCCGTGTCTCCTGAATTTAGAGTCTTAGCCATCATGTTATACATGTCTGGCTGCATCATCCGATCAGGCATCCCAGTAATTTTTGGGCTGTATCTTTGCCACCACACGAGATCTTTCTCGCGCTTCATGAACTCAACTTGTTTAACTAACTCGCGATCAAATCGCTCTCTGTAATACTCGTTTAAAGGTTCATCATTTGGCTGATGCAAAATCCATTGTGAGGTCGCATCCTGCTGACCGTAACGAAGATACATATCCCACATTGCTGCGTAAATATGTTTACACCACTTTGGTTGGTAGTAATACACATTTGGATCCGAATAGCTTTCGGTTTCGTAAGTAGGGATGTTATAAATTTGATTTAAATAAATAAAACCAAAATCCCTGACATAACCCGGATCATCCCGAGTATTTAACAAACGCGTAGCTTGATCGACACCCGCGTCATATGTACCCGGACTGACGTTCCAAATACTTGTATTTGGGTAACGATTCTTGAGGTTAGTGTTCCATAAGTTATATCCTTCTCGATTTAGGAAGTCCGGGCAGGTGCACTGCGCCCTCATCTCCGTAGTTAAATATTCACCCACGGCTGGAGGTCCCGTTGCAGGAACAGCAAGGGTATTTGCATCAACAACAGACCAGCTGTTATCCGAAGATACAGATAAAAATAAAGTGTTAAAAATGGGGGCAAAAGAGGGAGCGATAGGGACGTTGTTAAATCCCACTGCGGTGATTGTGTAGTTGTTATACCCATATTTTTTTTCTGAGCCATCGGGGTTATATCGATTACTTACAACTTCACCTGTAAATAAAGAGATCGGAGCTCCAAATCTGGTATTTAATTTGACAGCGTATGTCGTGGAGTTGTACTGAGTTACAGTCTCGATTGCGTACCCAAAGCTCAAAAAGTTAAACGAATCACGAGGGCGAACACCAACCATCCACATCCGCATATCGGATCGTGTGGTTGGGTACATAAAGCAAGCACCCGGAAGAAAAACACCGACACCGGGCGTTCCGACTGGGTAATACTTAAATGAATAAGTCAGACCATCAAAAGCCTGCTGCGAATACATCGCTAATTCATAACCGCGCCGCCAACGGCACCAAAGCGACGCGTAGTCATAATTGCTTTGTGCGCTGGTTTCTTTAGTCAGAATCGGAGGTCTAAATCTTCTGTGAAACGGGAGAGGTTTTAAAAGCTCATCCGGATTATACGAACCTCTGATTGTTTTAGGAGCTCTGAATGATTCTGCTTTTTTAAAAGACTTGAAGCCAAAATCATCCGGTCTCTTTGTCCGGCCCACGATTAATAGAAACCGCCTTGTGCCCAGATCGTAATCCCTGAAGGACTTAAACCACCAGAAACCGAGGTGGGACCATTACCGATATAACCGGCACAAAGGATATAACCTTTTTCTAAATAAAGACCTTCACCTTTACCGATTTGAATCGGAGTAGTAAGGTTTGTATCGCCCACAGCAGGGACAGGGGCGTTTACAGCAAACAACTGAATTTGCTGCGGATAACCAAAAGTGCTGCCACTTAAACCCACCTCAACACGACCCACCATCAAAGCGGCAGAGGTCGAAGGGGAGGCTTGGTTAGGGGCGTAAACGTACAAACCGATGTCAGCGGTTCTACGACCACTGTTATCGGGATAATCTTCATTGCTGACGATCGTAATATCTTCGACTAGAGCAGCGTCTTCAGATGGAACATCACCAACGCGAACGAGTTGGATGAGATCAGTCAGATTAGGGTTCGTGGGGTTGCAGGTGCCAGTCGAATTAGTAATCCGGGCACCGCGAAGAAATGGGCGATCGATTAAACAAGGCTGCTTGTTCGTGCTTGTAGACGCCACGGTCTCTTCTTATGTAATCGATCTTTCTGTATGCTACCGCAATTTATAGAAGGTAGGTTAATCCATCGAACCGGAATAGATCGAGGCTTTTCGGGGACTAAGGCGGATGCCTCGCTCAATATCGGTGCGAGCACCGGTAGAGGTCGCATCACTTAGTCGACGCAGCAGCTCAAGCATTCGCGGATCAGTGCCCGCAAAACGGTCACCACTCACGCCAGGAATAGCTCCAGGAGCCGTGCCGTAAGGAACAGAGCTACGCCCACCGCCAAGATAATCCGGGAAATTACGGTAAAAACTTTGGCCAAACTGTTCAAGAAAAGTAGGTTTTTCAAACCCAGTCCTGATGCTGGGCATTCTTGTCGTATCCACACTATAAGTGGGGTTCGTAAAATCCGGATTTGGTTGGAAATAAGGAGTGGGCGACGTTATATTTAACGGGGTCGAATACTCCGCATAACTGGGAATAGGACCCGTAAAAGTACCACCAATATTGAACGGCATCTTACTGGTATGGATTAATTAAGGGATACCCATACATGTTAGTGCCGGGATTACCGATTTGGACGGGGTAATACGGTGTGGTGGCCTGCTGTAAATCGTACGAACCTTGATCCCCTTGAGTTGCAGCAACACCAGCAGTTTGCGCATTACCGACAGCATTACGTCCAGTGTCGGTGCCCATTTCCGTAACTGGACGGCTGATTTGTTGAGCCTGAGGCATCTGCTGGCTAGGAAGCTTGCCCTTCATTTTTTGCATCAGTTCGAATGCAAGTTCAGGGTTAGCTGAAGCCCACGCGGACATGTCCGGTTGCGCATAACGCCCACCAAGAGCTGCAAACTCTTTAACAATTTGAGCTTTGTTGGAGGGGAACTCAGCGTAAGCTTCGCGTTGTTGGTAGTAACGAAGCAGGTCGGCTTGAGGTTTGGTTAAACCGGTAGCAGCCTGAGCATTCTGAAGAGCTTCGTTAAGAGCTTCATCCCGAGCTCGGGAACGAGGAGTGGTGATAACCACTTGACCGGCACCGATTTGACCGCGAATCGGAGCCGGACCCAGGTTTGCACTACCGGGAACACCGAGGGTGCCGGGATCCTGAGTCAGAGCCGGAGGAGCGGGATAATTGCCCTGGGGCAAAGGCGAATCAACAGATTCCGTGGCTTGCCCGGTCTGATACTCGGGTTGATTCATACGGGAAAGCAAACCGCCAAAAGCAATTCCACCTAACCCCCCTATGGCAGCGATTTTTCGGAGATCCAGAGTTCTTAAACCGCCAGCAGCGTTTCGAATTTCTTCAAAAGGAACATCAACAAAAGCTTCCTCTTGATACGCTCGGCCCACACCTGCGGGCTCAGCTGCCTGCATCTGACGTACCAACGCGCCACGTTGGTATTCAGTCATACGACCAGCAGGAGACTCGACTAACGGACCTCCGGGAGTACGGGTAGCTAAACCTGCAGGGCCTTGAGGAACTAAACCGCCTCCACGCGTGGCCAGATCCATTTCATTAAGGATCGCAGTTCCGCGAGGGGAAACAAGATCATCAATGGAAACAGGCTTGCCATAAAAAGAGGTAGCCCGCTTAGCTAAATTAACAATAGCGTTATAAGTGCCAGGATCGTTAGCGTACAAATTCTGAGCAGTCCGTGAAATAGGGCCCTGGGCAGGAGTGACTTTAAATGCAGGCTCGGGTGCACCAAAAATGCTCATCTGTCCCGGAGCTTCGGGACGCCGTAAAGCAGACCGTAAAGCCTCCACGTCCTGAATGCTCGGACGATTTTGGATAGCTAAACGAGCATCAATATCAGCTGGAGAGATTTTTGGACCGTACGGAGACACAAAACGACCGCGTTCTCTAGAAGTAAGTCCTAATCGAAGCTGAGTAGCCTCTTGCGCGGCTCGAGGGGCAGCCTGTGAAGCAGCTCTAGTGGCTTGAGGTAAAGCAGCACGACCTGCGGGCTGAGCTAAATCAGCTTGACGAGCAAGGTTACGAATAATATTTTCACCTGCGTCACCTAAAGCCCCGATAAACTGAGGCCCATAGAGGACGAGGGCTTCGCGAAGTTTATTAATATCTTCGAAAAAGCGACCTTTGCCAGCCATTAGAAACGAATCTAATTCCTTAAATTACTATAGCTTTTATCGCCAGTTTGCGTTAAACCAGAGTCTATCGGCTCGCGAAGTATCTGGCGGACCAGGGATGGCCTGAATAAACTCACCACCACTGCGTTCAAAACGGTAACGAGCAGCCACGGGGTCGCGATAATTAGGAATATAAAGCATATGAGCCAGTCGATCACATTCGTATAGATAGTTCTCACGCCAAATCTTTGCGGTTTCACGTTTGTCTTGAATATTGATTGAACGACTGACATCACCCTGAATAAGTTCTTGACGGCTAGTCGCACGACCCGTGGCTAATTCGGTTAAACGCTCCGCTTCTTCACAACGCTCGACCTGCTGAACAATTTTGTCGTAATAAAACTCACTCGGGACGCTGTTGCAAGCCTCCATTAAACGAGCGTAGTCGCCAGCAGGAACAGTAGCAATATTGTAACCGAGGTGATACGCTACGCGACTGAAATTAAAATCATCTAACCGGTAACCAAAAACCTGTGCAGGATTCCTAGATAACTGGTTAATCGCAGCATATACAACCTCGCGTTTAGTAGCGTCGGTTGTATCAGGTTGAAATACAACACCCTGCTGAGCTAGATAACTCTGAATCTGCTCAAGTTCTTGTGTAGATAATTGAGCCACGATCCACCCACAAGCGATAAACGTATTCTATCGCTTTATTTTATTGTTAAATTTCAATCACTCAACGTAAACCGTGTCACCTTCAAGCACGGAATCCCAATCTACGCGGGCAATCGAGCGGAGTTGATCCAGTTTTGTGAAACGCTCGCCAGGTAAAGACTGCTGAAGCTCTTTGATCTCGGTTGCCGTCTTAAGCCCAACCCCTTTAAGAACTTGAGTTAAGAGTTGAGGAGTTGCGCTATTAATATTGACGCGATTATATGCAGGCACTTCGGGTTTAAGGATCTGTCGCCCACGGCGTTGTTTTGAGGGCTTCTCCTCGATCTCTTCTTCTTTCAGAGTTTCCTCAATCTGATTTTTGTAAGCAAAGAAAACCTTACCGGTCGTCAGCGATCGTACCATTTTGTATTCGCCTTCATCGTGCTCGCTTAAAATTTCAATTTTCACCCCATTCGGGGTAAAGGTGAATTCCTTGACTTGAGTGGCAGTCATCATGTGAACAGAATCTGGGACAATTTTACATTAAACTGTCAACAGAGCTAGTACGAAAAATGCCTGTACGTAGATTTGCTGGCCAAGTTTTACGTTTTATACCGTTCGCTGGTGATATCTACAACACTTTTAATGAATACAGAGATCAAGTACAGGCAGGAATAGCACCGGTACGTGCTTTAGCTCGCTCAATACCCGTGGGAGTAACAGGAATGCTAACCAACGTGGTAGATCCATTTGGAGTTTCCAACGTAGCGCCTGAAGCATTGCGTTATTTAGCTGCCAAGCGTGCAAAAGAAGCTAGCGAAAGAAAACCGAAGAAAATTTTTACAGAATCGTTCAACTCTGTGAAAAGTGGGTTAGACCCTTTGGTTACAAGTGGTATGTTGCCTTATGTGGCTATGGGTGCGATGTACGAAGACCCCACGGAGCTTCGGCGAGCAGCAGAGATAGCAGATTATGTAAACACTGAAGCTTATGCACGGTCGATTGTTGATCGAGTAGATCCGCAAACATCAAAACAAAGGTTTTCGATGGATGTAAATGAGCGCTATCGTCAGCTTGTCGATTATCTAAGCCGGTAAAATTAATGACAGATGCTCCAACTAAAACAAATGACGATGATTTTGAAGACACTGAATTGACTGAAGAGGAAAAGCTCCTTCTCGAACAAGCCTTAAAGAATTTGAAGGTCTATATAGAAGACAACACCGAGCACTACGCATAAAAAAAGCCCCTCCGAAGAGGGGGCTGGAGTGTCCGACCTTTATCAGGAGGGAACGGTGCTGGTGTAGATGCTGGACTCCACCACGCCGGCGGGCTGGAGAGCCAGATCGCTACGCTCGGGAGCCTGATCGGGAACGAGCCAGCACACTTCGCAGATAGCGAGGGCTTTGTCCTTACCGTTCAGCTTGCCGTTGGTGGCACGAGGATCGTATACACCGGAGGCTTGAGCCAGACCCGAAGCAGCTGCGCCGCCGAGGTTGCCCACGGTGAACAGCTTGTAGGTGGTGGCACTCGTTACCACGTGCATCTTGGAAGAATCCCAAGCGTTCGAGGAGTTGAAGGTGCCGTTCTCAATGCGGCTGTTGGTGCCGCTGATCAGAGCGAAGAAGCCGCTAGCGCTGGGGGTAGCGGTCAGACCCACGCCGACAGCGGGGCCAAGACCCAGGTGTGGCACCGCAGCGCCACCGCCCACACCGCTAGACACTACGTCGCCACCGTCCAGACGGAGGGAGGCACGATACACATACGCGCCCACAGGCACGCTGATACCGGTAGTGATGTCGGCCCGAATATCCTTGTGGTAGTCGGGAGACGGAATAATAACGTTGCCGTTCACAAAGGCAGCGTTAGCACTGTTCAGACCAGAGGAATACGCCTGAGTGTAGTACTCGAGCTGGTTGGTGGTGCCCGCAGCCTGGTAGGACAGGTCAACATAGCCAATGGCTTGCTGAGCAATCCAGCCGGGCCTAAATACCACGCCAACAGGACCGCCAACGGGTTGGTTGGTGAGGGTCTCGCTGGTGCCGTTCTCATTCAAATAAGTAACGGACTTTTCTTCGTTCCAGAAACGAAGAACGTTGGTGTAGTTTCCAGGATAGATCTTGGAAACGGAGATCTGGTTAGAGTTAATGGCCATCGTTAGTTACCTCCTCAGGCGTTAAAGGAGTATGCGATGGTGGCGAAGTCAGCATTCAGAAGTTCGAAACCTGCGTACAGGCTCCAAATCATCATGATAAAACGGCTGAAATCGTCGTTGTTGTTGAGAAGCACTTGAGCGTTGTTACCGCCAATGCCCACACCAACAGATTGGGGACCGAAGAACATACCGATAGCGGTCTCGTAGGAGGCCGCAGTACCACCGATGGTGGCGGTAGCGTTCTGAGTCGGCATGTTCGTGGATTCGAAGAAGCGAACACCTTCGAATACGAAGCCGGTCGGCATGATCGGTTCACCAGCCACGAAGGTGGCTTGACCGAAGCCCTGACCCATGTAGATGGCAGCGTTGGGCTGCATCGCGGACATCAGGGGGTTGATCTGACCGTTGCCGGGATAACGAGCAACTTCGCGGAAGTCGCTGTTCTGACGCAGGTGCATCAGGAAGGTCGGATCGCAAACGCAGCGATAGAAACCGTCCTGGTAGGTAGGAACGTTCCGCTTACGCAGGCTCTTCACCACACGGAGCAGGTCGTCCTTAACATCAAATTTAGCTTGCTCGGCGTTGGCATACGTCAGTGAACCGACGGCCAGGTTACCGGGGTAGTAGTAACCACCTTGGCTATCGGAAGATTGACCCTTAGAAACGGCTTTCAGGAGTTCGTTGATGAACACCCGGTCGCGCCAACGACGATAATCGTCGAGCAGAGTTAACGAACCGATGGACTGGTGGAAAGAAGTCAAATTGCCGGTGTCCAGCAAAAGACGCTGCGCGGTGATTAGAGTCTCGCGAGCAATCTTAAAGGTGCTGGGCTGAGTGGGGTCACTCGGGTCGGCGGGACCGGTGTACTCGCGGAGAGTCACGAGCACTTTGTCCTTGACAATGTTCCGGCTGTTAGCAGTGCCGATGGTCTGCTCAGCGGTGCGTTCCCGAGACTCTTTCGAGCCGGGGTTGCCAAAGAAACGATAACGATCGAGCTGAACGGTCTGACCGGGTTGTTTTGAAAAATCGTGAACAACAACCGGCTCAGCAGCCATCTCTACGACATACGCAGGATGGGGACGGTATAACTCCGCACCGAGCAGCTTCGGAAAATCATTGTCGACGAACAAAGCGTCAACCTCCGAAGAACTACATACTTAATATAACTATCTAAACACCTAACAACAGATTAATTGTTGCGTTTTTAGCGTTTTACTTTTTTTGATTACTTGAATTAACAGAAGCGCTATAGGTGCGAACCATAGACCGAACACCCTCAGGTAGTTGATGGTAAATAGAGCCGTAATTTGACACATAATTACCAGCACGACCTCTATATATGTAACGTAGAGGCGTGGACATTAGACCAGGCGCTTCGCTCCGCACAGTTTCAGTAAATGTCTGGCAGTAAACAGGAGGGTTATAAACCCACGCTGCTCTTGAACCGGATGTGTCGTTTGTGGGGTTCGTGAGAAGGGTAGTGGCATACCGTTGTTGTAACGATTGGCCTCCGGTGTAACCCTCAGCTGCTGTGTTACCGTCAGGAGTGTTATACGGGTTGTAGGACTGATTTGACGGAGCGGCACCGTTGAAATAGGTGTATTTGCCCGTATCACGGACACCCCACTGAGGACCATAAGAAGTTTGGACTTTAGCGTTAGCAATTGTGCTAACACCTAATGGCCTATACCCCTCATAAGCACTTAGAAAAACGCCGCTGGGTTCATAATCAACGTGTTGATAATTCGTCCAAAAACCCGAGACTGCTGGGGGAACTGCACGCCAAGCGTCAGTTCTGTAAATACCACTATTGGGGGGACCGGCGACAACGCGACCATAATCCGCTCCAATATCAACGATGCCTGAACTTACAACACGAAATGCTTCGTGATCAGGTCCGGTTTGGATCTGATGAGGCCCAGAATCGTATTTGTAATTAAAAAGAGGGGTATAGACCACGAGAGTGGCTCAGCTGTACCCAGTATAAGTTTTTAAAAACTTCTCAACCTTCAGTGGATGCTTCAGAACCCTGAGTTTGAGACCCCAAAGTTTGAATATCAGCGCTGATGTTGGCCATATCCTGAATGTACATCGCTTTGAGAGCTTCTAGCTCCTTTTTCAAGGCGTCAACCTCAGAAGATGCAGAGGGAATGCGCTTACGACCGATGGGGTTAGGCATTTTTTTATTTGTTCTTAGACTCAGTGTACTTCTTAGCCTTGCGTTTTGCTTTCACCCGCTCCGGAAGGTCTCCGTGAGTCTCTTTTTCGTATTCAGCAACTTTTTCTTTAGAAATTTCACCTCGTTCAGCCATCGCATAGAATTTGCGACGCTGTGCATCACTAGCGAAAGGCATAAAGTGACCTTTTTTAACATTTTAGACAAAAAAAGAGCCCCGAAACGAGGCTCTCCTGTTCAATCAGCTAAAAATTAACCGGCATCCATAAACAGCATTTTGCTGCGGATAGCTTCGGGGGACATCTGCGACAGATAACGCCAAGCTTGATCAGGAGCCTGGTTCATGGTCTGGCTGAAGCCTTCCCACTGGCTGTTGGGATCCACACGGCGACCGGCAGCGCTAGAAGCGGCGGGCACAGCGGGCATTTGATCGTACTGAGGCTGATAAGTAGTCTCAAGCTGAACGGGCTGTTGATCGATGTCCACGGGATACACTTCGGTGAAGAAGCGGTTAGTGTAATCAGCCAGCTGATCGGGATCAGTCAGGATGATCTCCATGGCCTGCGCACGGCCGGTAATGTTGTTAAGAGCTTGATCCTGTTGGATCAGAGCATCCTCCAGCGTAGTGGCGTACTGATTCAGAACCGCAGGAGCTTCAATACCGAAGTGATTAACTACGGCGGCGCTTGCCTCGCTGAGGGCGGGGGCTTGCTGCTGTTGCTCCGTAGAAGTCGGATAAGAAGTCTGGGTTGTATATCCGTTGTTGGATAAGGTCAGCGGAGCCGTAGGGGCTTGGAACTGCCAGGGTTGGGCCTGTAAATTCTGACTGAACTGTTGAGTATCCAGCGCCGCCGTTTGGTACTGCGGATACTGTGCTGCCTGGCTGGGGGACGGGGAGATTCGTGAAACCACCCGTTCCAGGCTGCTCATTGCCGCTTCCCACGGATTCGACGGGGAGGACGTTGACGGATACTGGCTGGACTGGTTGCTGGTAGAAGGGGCCGAAGGGAGTGTTGCCGGCAACGGCACTTGGGCTGTAACTGCCGAAGGCACCCCCTGGGTAGAGGCTACCCATTGCGGGTAGGCGGTTGAGCCCTGATCCGAGGGCGCCGCCTGAGGGGCTGCTACCGCCGGGGAGACCGGGCTCGGGGTCGAAGCTGGGATCTGCTGGCTCATAGCTGCCCGAGTAAGTCAGTTCTTGCGCAAGGTGGTCAAACGTCCTGTATAACAGGGGCGTTAGGTTTAAACGCGGGTCGGCCCCGAGAGGCTGATCCGGTGATAAAGGATGCGGCGTTTGCAACATCTGAGTTAATAATACTAAAAATTGTTGAAAAGCGCTCTGTGTTTGTTGAACCATTCTGAAGGGAAATCCCTTCAACATTTCGGCTCGTTCTGCATCCGTTTTATCGGGGAAAAGATACTTCAGCGCTTCCACGCTGTCTACACCTAGTTCTTGAAGGTTTCTAACGACAATAGACTTTTGGTTAATGTCGTAAGCGGTGTCCTCATAAACATCGCCTTGGAAACGATAAGAAACTTGGCGATCGCCATCCGGAGGTAATCCATAAACACCCGGAGGAATATTATTTGCGTTTAGTGCATCTTGAATCGCAACGGTAACCGTGGATTCAAACTTATTTAACGCTTGCGAATATGCGCGTTCGGTGTCAACGTTTTTCTCTTCCGGAGCTTTAGGTTCTTTTAAGCCTGTGACGGCGATAAAGCTTTCACGGAAAACTTGCTCTTGATGATAAATAATCATCTCGAGCAAACGGCAGAAACCGTAAGTAAGAAAACTTTTATTTTTTCTTAAAGCTGTAGCCTGAGCACGACCCATAAGACCTTTAATTTCCGTAGCTGTAGCGCCAGCAGAAATTGAAATTTCGTCAACACCACCTAAAGCAGTGCGAATCTCTTCGCGCAGCAATAAGGCATAACGATTCATATCCCCATTAATGGGATCGGGCGACATGTAGCCCACACGGTCATTGGGCTCTACGTTCGCAATAATTCGCGGAACACGAAGACCGCCTATAGAGGAATTAGCGCCAAAAGGTTCAGAAACTCGGGTTGAAGGAGTGTCCCGACCGCCAAAACCGCTTTGGCTACTAATAGTCGGACGGAAAGTACGGTCAGCATCAGCAGCCTCCACCAAATCGGAACGAGGACGAGAGCTGATGAGAGTCGGATTACCAAAAAACTCAATATTTTTGGCAATATTCCGCATCATCTGATCGTGAAGCACAATTTGCTCCATGAAAGGATCAAAATCCCCCTCCCCTTCAGTGCCACTGGAGTTCGGCTTGTTTAAAACCTCGACTGCCGGGATAAAACCTAGAGTGTTGGGTCGTGAACTTTTAGGAGATAAGACCGCACCAGGCTCTAGTTCAAAACTAAGTTCGGTATTTGCTTCGTATTCAGAAATCGTCTCCTCGGTAATCGAGATCCGGACGTATCTTTTATTCAGACCGTAGCTATCCCCAGGTAAACCAACCGAAGAGTTGCGAACGTTATAGCTGTAAATAAGAACAACCTCATTAAGGCTGCCGTTTACGTCGTGGTAAACCCGATACTGATCTTTCGGAAAGAAATAGATCTGATATTTAAGTTTTGGATCCGGGCGAAAGTAAAAAAGACCACAACCATCGATTAAAAAATTACGAATAATCGATGGAAAGCGGATATCAATCTTATTCAGCTCTAACAGACTGTTTATAAACTTGGCACGAGCACGAAAAGTGTCCTGCTCACAGTAAAAAAACAGACCCTTTTTTATCATCAACAGCGTCATTTGCTGCAGATGACTCAGGACAACCATAGTGGCCGCCTGATTCCCCTTAGTCTGATTGCGGGCGGCCTCTAAGATTTCATTAAAGCGTTGTTTAACGCCGAGTGTGTCCGCCATTAGAACCCCAGTTTTTTAAAAAAAGTCAGCGCTTGGCTGCTTTTTCAGCTTCACGCTTAGCCTTAGCCTTTTTAGCCTTACGAAGAGCTTCACCCCGCTTCTTCATCTTATCGCCATGCTCTTGACCTTCCTTAGCCTCCTCCTTTTTCTCAAAATGCTCTCGGAGGGCAGCAGGCATTTTGTCAGACATAATCAGGAAGGAGGTACTGTTTTACTCTTTCCAGTTTAAACAACTCTTCGGGTAATAGTTCATGAGGATATTCCTGCAGAATGTGATCACACCGCCCCAAAGGATCAGTACTTCCCGCTTTAGCTTTATACGCATCCAAGAAATCAAGCATTTCTTGACTATCTGCGGGAGCGTGGGCGTTAGGAATTACATCGTAACAATGCGAAAAAGAAGTCAACTTGCGTTTCATCCGCGCAGCATCGCCCATCCACGAAAAATGCCAACCCGCGTCACAATCGCCAAAAACTAAACCGTTATCCTTCATCCGAATCTGAGAAGGGGTCTCGTTCAGCTGATCGAACAACACAACTGTGCCGCAGGTCCAGTTCGTCGGAGGTTTGGTGGGGTCTCCTTTTGGATCAATCACCCGTAAATCACCTCGACCATAAAACATCGGCATCGACAGCCGAACACAACGTTCTGGATTCTCTATAGCGATTTTTAATGCTTCCAGCAGAGCTTCAGGCTTCGGGATTTCATCGACATCACTAAAGAAAAAGACTGAATCCGGAGGGCACATCCTCATACCCACGGCTAACGCATCCCTCTGCGCATATTCACGTACCCACGGGTTTGGGTGAACGTCCGGAGACGGCAGCTCTACGTGAAGGACTTGAATCTTCTCTTCTGGGAGCCCAAGTTTTCGAATTGTCTCAAGGCACGTAAACTCTTTTTTATCGCCTTTAAACGTACGATCTGCGTCTGTGACAATAAAACCGTCTACAATATCCTTCAGCATTTCGATACGGAGCTCAAGCAGCTCCGCCTCATCGAAATACATAAAACAATCGAAGAACATGCCAGCTAAAAAAGCTAGCAGTATATTAACCTCTTCCTTGGAAAATACCGCCGCCGGCCAAAAGTCTTAAAGATCCGTTCGTCTCACGTTTTTTAGCTTTGGCTCGATTTAAAAGATCTTCTTTGATATCTAAAGGCACCGTACCGGTGTGGTTTTCGCCTTCATCCTCCACGCCGTAAAAACCATACTGCGGGGGGATCGGACCTTGACTCGCTAACTGATCAAGCTGAGAAGAATATTGATCAGACTCCATGTCTGGACGTTGAGCTTGAGTCTGAGCCCGTGCAGCCCGCTCTTGAGCGTTCAAAGCGTTAGTAAAAAAGTTAGAGCTGCGGGCGAAGTAATCCATAAATTTACTTTTCTTTATTACTAAGATACTTGCTTGCGCGGCGACGCGCTTCTTTAGCTTTTTCTGTATTCGGGACTTGTGTATTTACCGGTTTGTTGCCTGCCGTAGCGCGTTTTTTCTTCTCATCCGTGGCACGCCGCTCTTCCGCTGTCATTTGAGCCCAAGCAGCACGAGGCAAATACCGTTCGGTGCGACCTTTTTCGCGAGCTAAATCAGCCATCAGGTGATCGGACCTCCGTGAAGCCACGCGTCACAACTGCGTTTCGCGGCACATTTAAATTTAAACAGCTGGCAGTAACCCAAATCTGCCAAATCCAGAACGTCTAAAGGATCTGCAGCCTGTTTTTCGTTAATCCCCTCAACAATGCACCCCAAAACCTTTTCAGATTGATCAAAAGCTGCGCAGTTTCCGCACCGAGCGCTCATAGCGTGCTCTAAATCCGTGTTCCAAAGCTCAGCTTTGTCTTCCCAGAAGCCTGGATCAGGAAAATCAGGGTTTAAAGGACCATATTTAAACTTTTCAATCGTCCAATTTCGATTTTTTACGTTCTCTTCAATGTCCACAGTCGCCGTGGGGCAGCTATCGGACACAGCCGTCAGCTTTTTCTCAAGAAAAACCTTGGGTTGTAGTGGTTTAGATTCAGTTAACATCAGTCTTTCTTTTCATACTGTTCGCGAGTCTGCCAATCCTCTTTAGACCATTTACTTAAACGGTTTTCCGAGGATTTTTTACCCTCGTAACGGCCCCCCATCTCTTTATAGTATTTAGTCGCGAGCTGCATAGCCCGAGCGCTGTGACCGCCGAGCTTTTTACGTGCCCGAGCTTTAGCTTGAGCCCATTTTTCGGGGTCTCGTTTTTTAGCGACTTCAGCCATCAGTAAAGAAGCAGAACACTACCGACCGTTGTAGCTGCACCACTGACCGTGGTTATTGAAAAAGGCAGAACCTGCCCTGCTTTAATTTTAGTCAAAGTTACCGAACGTCCAGGAGAATCCGAAAAAATAACCTGCAGATTATTATTGTCGCCACCATCGACAACATAAAAACCACGGCAGGATGGGAAGTTTGTCGACGTGCCGCTAGCGCTAATTAGACAGCCACTTGCATACGGAAGGGTTGCAGATTGTCCATAAACACTACCAAAAGCTCTAACGTCCATTTTAATCGAGTGTTTCTATCAGTTTAGCCAAATACTCTACGGCTTTTTCAAGATCTTGTTTTCCGTTTTTTTGTTCCCAACGCCATAAATATTTCTGTGCGCATCCTTCGAGATAACCTTGGTACTTTACGAGCCCCATAGAAGCTAGTTGTACGTCATAGCACTCCAAACCATTCCGCCGATAATAATCCGGCTTAACGGGATTTTCACTTTGGTTCAAATTTGTAAATTGTTCCATTTTCTTTGTCGACATATTTACGCAGTCTATAAGCATCCTCTCTATGGACAATTTGACAACAGTTTTTCTTATCTAAGCAGTAACAAACTTCAACATAATGCGCTCCACGAGGGACCACAGCTAAACCAGGGTAAACATCTGTTTACAGTCTAAAACTCCGGTAGGTGTGGCAGCCAATTCAGGCGCATATTTTGAGTCGTCGTGATGTATCAAACCAACTGTGTGGGGCACATAAACTCCGTTTTCTCTGACTAAAGGAACGCACCGTCGATGCTCCAGGCCCAGAGGGATTTCCTCAAAAGCCAAACCCATAGAACTTCGATCCGCTATCGGCCAGTTTCGAATACCGACTTTCTGATAACTTTTTTCGGGGTCGTAGCTATCTGACCTTACATATTTATCTCCATCTTCCTGATTAAGAATCATCGCCCCGTAATAAGGGTTGGCCACCTGAACAAAAAAGTCAATGTCGTAATCAACAACCAAAATTTTCGGAACTCTATATCCAACATCCGACCAGACATTTGGAGTTTCACGCGTCAGCGAATAAATGTAGTGATTATCAAAAGGTACTTTTAATCCTTCGTGCTTTTCGTACCTTATAAACCCAGGCTCTAAGCCACGGCGACCTAAAACCGGACGCCATTTACGCCAATACAAAAAATTCTCAAGGGTAATAACCATGTCATTTTCTTGATAAATATAAAAATCTGCGCGACGATTCAGAATCTCAAGTGCGAGATCTGTCTTATGAGCCCAAGTTAGATACCAATTTTCGTAACCTGGCGCAGCTACAACTACTTGGGCGTCTAACTTTTTGTACGGTTCAAGTAGATTTTCGAGCAGCTCAACGTCGTTTTGGCTGTCGTAATCAATGTAAATCCTAACAGCGATTTGAAAGGGATACCGTAAATATTCATTTAAAACATTGATCAAACTATTTAATCTATTCAGCGGTTTATGAGCAGTTATAGCGACCCAAATTTTTTCGTTCATGTCCGGCTCGGATGCCCGAGAAACCTTTTTGACTTTACGTACCCCCACGCTAAAAATCAGTATTCGATCGAAAAACTTCCCCTTCTCTGCAGGTAAGTTACAAGCCAGGTGTAGGCGTCTAACAAGTCATCATGCGCCGTGGCTCCGACGTTGATCAGCTGATCAAACAGCGCATCGAACTTACGGTATTTATTAAACACCACCTTTTTGTTCTCAAGCAGACCGAGTGTCCCACGGAAGCGTGCGATCTTGTCGCCCCTGAATCCTTTAACTTCGTGAATATTTAGGTTCCCGAGTTCTCGCTCGTTAATCAGCACCCGGCGCAAGTCAGCTGCCAGTGAAGCCTGGTATGCCACCGACTCGACCACAAGCGTGATCGTCGAATAAGTCGGTAAAAATGTGCCGTCGATATTCTGCAGTATGCCCCATTCCAACAACATGTCGCACAGCATGTCGATTTTTTCGAGGTTTCCGATGGATCGGCACTGGTGCGCGTCGATGATGTAATACTTGTCCTTCAGCCTGCCACCGAGCACAAAAGCCGTGTAGTCACTGGTTTCGTTCTTGCTGGCGGACAGGTCAATGCCCACAGCGAGGCTGTCGAACTCCGTGACGACTTCCCCTTTGACTAACAGGTCAGGTGACACAACCAGATCCGTAGTCATCACCGGTTGCTGCTGATACTGATATGCAAAAGCGACAGGATCTAGTTCTTTTTGTTCCAGCAAGTACTCCGCCGACCACTGCTCAGGCCAGTAACTTACAGGCTCACCCTGATCACCATATGTAATAGCTTCCTGCGTTACCTGTTTCCACCCTTTCTCGGGGACAAATATCGTTTTATGAATGTCGAGCGGATGAAATCGGGTGCCCAAGCAAATGGCTCGACCACCTTCAAAAATAATCGGGCTGATAACCGACGACCAGTTGTTGTTCATCTCGTCCCGGATCGCCGGGTTTTTAATGTCAGCGCTGGACTTGATGGGGTCATCCACAATCACAAGGTGGGCGCGTTTTGAAGTAATCGAGCCCCGCAGACCAGCTGCACGCAAGGTAAATTCTTCATCACCAAGACGCGGGATTCCGGCGTAATCAAAATCGATCGACCAGCCGATATCCGACTGCATTCCTGATCGCAACTGGACTTTGGGGAAAACCTTTCTGTATTCAGGCGAGTCAATAATCTGTTTGATGATTCGGCTTTTAGGGATAGCTGTGGCGATGTTGTATGAGCAGTAAATAATCTGAAGCGGACGTTTAGCTGTAGTGTGGCGCCCGATAATCCATGCGGTAAACATGTTTAGCACCGTGGACTTCGCGCTGCCACGAGGTGCCAAAATGTCCAAGTTGGGGCCTGCAATATCAAGCAGGTATTTATTTGATTCATTTGTGATCAGGTGACGATGCCACTCCAGCATGTGTTTTGCTGGGGCTTTATCGAGAATGGTGCAAAACGTGTGGAAGTCATTTGCTGCACGCCCGTAAATCGAATCTAAAGCATCTGGAGTTTGCTCAGTAGCACGAACCGCACGCAGTTGTGCACCGCGTCTGTAAGCGAAAGTTTCGCGGCTCGGCATATCACTAAGTTGACAGTATTGCTATATTAACTCTATCTCGAATTTGATTCAGAGTGTCAAAAGTTCTTTGGTACGGAGACGCTTGTTCGAACACTGGATTTGGTCGTGTAACACACAGTGTTCTGGAGCATCTTTGTAAAGATCATGAAGTTGCCGTCGTTGGAATCAACTACAACGGCGATCCGCATAAATATCCATACAAAATTTATCCTGCATCAAATCTGCATTGTGCAGATCGGTTCGGGCTACCGCGCCTGATCGAAATCTTTGAAAAAGAAAAACCTGACGTTTTTATCTGTTTAAATGACATCTGGATCCTCAATCAGGTCTGGGAACGCATCCACTTCCTTAAGCAAAAATATAATTTCAAATTTTTAGCATATTTCCCTACCGACAGCAACCGGTATCCCGTTGATATGCTGCGCAACATCCCGCACTGGGATCTTGCAATCACATTTACCATCCCCCAAGCAAACAGAATTCTTGAACATGGCATCTCTCCTAGTCGCCTGGGCGTTCTCCCTCATGGGGTTGACTTATCCAAATTCAACCCAATCCCACGAGAAGAAGCCCGCAAAGCCTTAGGGCTCCCGAACGACAAATTTATCGTTCTTAACGCCAACCGAAATCAACCCCGCAAACAGATCGATTTAACGATCAAAGCGTTTGCCCAGTTCGCTAAAGACAAACCCGACACCATGCTCTACCTCCATATGGGGGCTAAAGACATGGGCTGGGATGTTATCCCCCTGTTCGAGCGGGAGATGAAACTGGTGGGTGTCGAACCAACAAACCGTTTGGTGCTGACTTCGACTGACATCAACTACATCGCTGCGCCGCCGGACGAGCTCCTTAATAAAATCTATAACGCCTGTGACGTTGGCCTAAACACCACAAACGGTGAGGGTTGGGGACTTGTAAGTTTCGAGCACGCCAGCTGCCGCAAACCGCAGGTGGTGCCTTGTCATACATCTTGTCTCGACATTTGGGACGAAGCTGGGTTGCTGATCGACGTGGCAACTTGGATTATCGACAAAGACCTGGGTGTCGAACGTGGTCTGATCGACATCAACCACGCGGCGGGTCTGCTCACCGACTTGTACAACAACAAAGATCTGTACAAGGAAGTTGCCGACTGTTGTTTCGCGGTAACTCAACGTCCTGAGTATCGCTGGGAATCCGTGGCCGCAGGTTTCTCACAAGCCGTTACCGATCTGTTGAACTGATCATGCAAAGCCTCCGCTACTACCACGCTCACAACTACGTGGTTCATCCGATTAAAACCGAGATGGGGGATATATCTGACGTATATACACAGGCGGAAAAACTAAACGGTCGCTTCACTCGAATCTCACGCGGCAACCCGGAACACTCGGTCGCCAACTTCAGTCCCAGCATCCTGCGTCACAAGGGCACCACGTATATCGCGTGGCGGTCACAACCGGAAGCTTTTGCATTCCGGTGGGACATGAAGTACTTCTACATGAACAACACCCCGACCGATATTTACATCGGTGTGCTGGGTGATGACAGCACCATTCTGGGCGCCAAACTCCTTCGTCCTGGTAAACACCGCCTGAGCTACGAAGACCCACGGCTATTCGAGGGTCCGGACGGCGAAATGTATGTACAGTTCGTCGCCTCCTCTTACGCCAGCAAGTACGACAAGGGAGGTCTTAAGTTTTTCGATCAGCCCAAGGTTATCGTTTGTCACATCAACGAACAGCTCGAAGCTGTTAGTGCTGCGATCCCTCCGATCGGAGAAAACCGGGTCAAGGGTAAAACCGAAAAAAACTGGTGTTTCTTTACGCATTACGACGAGTTGCGTTGCCTGTACTCGACGCGTCCGATCAAGATCGAGTGTGAAAAAGGTCCCGCTATCGAAATTAACAGTGACGTTTTAAACGAAATCACTGGCGAAACGGCAACCTTCAACTCACTGCCCCCCATCGACATCGGCTCGGGTTATCTGGTGTTTTATCACTGGAAACACATGGAGCGCAGGGACGACGGCAGTATGTATCTGCTGTATCACTTGAGCGCTTACGTGCTCGATAAGCAGTTCAGCAAAATCACGCACGTCATTAAAGAACCTTTGTTCTCAGGTTCTCTGGAAGATCGGCTGATTTGCTGGACAAACGAATACGGACATCCCGTGTCGTTCCAACCAGCTTGCATCCTGCCGTTCGGTGCTTACGTGGAAGATCAGCAGCTGGTGATGGCTCTCGGAGTCAACGATGCGTTTAACGGAATTTTCCGTTGCCCGCTCAAATCAATCACCAGCAAACTGACCGAAGTCGCTTAAGACTTCTCTTCACGCTCGAGGGTCGACCACACCAACAGGGACGAATCCTCGAGCAACGCCTGGAAAGAAGGCTGACCGTCAAACGTGTTTACAAGTTCCCGTAAACACCGGTCAGCCCCGGCCAGGAGGAGTCCGCGTCGATCGAGACCGTCACTGATCTGGCGCACAGTCATAATGTGCGACCGAAGTTCTTTTTGTAAAGCAGCAATTTTTGTTGCCGCCGTGGCGTGATCCAACATGCCGGTTAGGGTCATGTCGCGGATGTTTTTAATATCCACTTGAAGATCATCAATCTCCCGAAGAAGAACTTTACGCAAATCCTCTTTGGGGTATTTCTCTTGAACCCACGCGGTTAGATCGGAGATGCTGCCTGCATAACCCGGATTTAAAAACCGGGCATACATGTAAGCTTCTACTTCGCTAGTTGCATTTTTTGCATAAAACACAAAAGCATCTTTCTGTGATTTTTCAAGCGAATCCAACCACGAGGCGACCGTGGTCGAATCACCTATTGTCGATTTGATCACGCTAAGGCTCCGTGCGTAGCGTTAGCTAAGCCAGCCGCGAAACGCTTAAGCGCCAACTGCCCTTCGACCTCGCCGCGCTGGAGTGCCAACTTGTTCTGCGTATCGGCTTCCATAGTACGCAGATTCAGGTTGGTAGTACCGAGGTTCTGAGCAAGCTGATTTTTAGCCTGCAACGATCCAAGGCCAGCACCAGCTAACCCAGTGGCAGTCGGAAGTTGAAGCTCTTTTTCACCACCCAGAATGGTATTTTGTAGTCCGGCCACGGCTTGCGTGTAACTCTTAGCGATCTCAGCTTGAGTACCAGCACCCAGTAATTCTAGTGCTTGTTTGTTTTGCGCCTCTTTTGTCAGGACATCAGCAGCACCAAGGCTGTATGCCTGAGCAATACCGAGCCGCAAATTGGATTCTGCAAGATCTTTCTGACGAGCCGCGTCAAAAATGTCGTATTGGCTCTGACCGAGAACTTGCTGCTGAGCGCCTTCAGCACCCAGATAAGGAGCCTGCATCGCGGCAAGCTCTTGTGCGGCCACGGTAAGCCGGGTGTTATACGGCGACATTTGTGCCGTGTATAACGCCGCTTGACCTGCGTAATCAGGAGTTGCAGGGGCACTCGAACCCCCGCCACCTCTACCACCTCCGAAGAGACCGCCAAAAATGGCTCCACCGGCACCTGCGGCTAAACCGCCGAGAATTGCAGGAGCTGCCATTTTTAACCTCCCCTTACACCAAGTCTAAATTGAAATGGTGCAAGAGCAGTTGCGGTGCCTTTATTCATCGCGTCGATGACGCTGACGTTAGGAACTGCAGAGAGGTACATGCTCTGAGCAACCAGTGCTTGCCCTGTCAAGTTTGCGGCAATCCGAGTTTGCTCCAGGGCTCCCCACTGGCGGAGTCGCTCGAGCTCAGCTTGACGCCGAGAAATCTCAACACCCTTGGCGTAGCTCTGTTCGTATAATTCCCTTGCTAATCGAATGTAACGATCTAGCTTGGCTTCTTCAAGCTCATTAATTTGTTCAGGAGAAGTTGTCTTTTCTAATCTATCAAAAATTCTATCCACATAAGGATCGCCGGTCTTCTGTGCATCAGCAGAAGTTCCGGGGTAGTCAGTAGGCGGGAGAACCGTAGCGGTAGGGACATCTAACCCCGGAGCTTTTTCGACAGCGGGGAATTGACCTTTCGATCGGGCTGCTTCTAAACCAGTAATTGTTTGACCCGTTAATTTCTGCCACGCTTCCGGAGTCTGCCCGCCGTAGTTGGGACCTCCCCAGATTTTTACCTGGCCTTCATTATCCAAATAAGGGGTGCCGGGTTTAAGAGCACCTTCAGGAGTAATCGGTCCTTCACCGGCCATCCGTTGTTTCTTAGGTTCACCGAATAAAGCAGGCGCTGCAAATAATCCTGCACCTATTGCTATCGGAACTAATGGAGCGAGTGCAGGGACCATTTTGTTACTCAGAAAGCTTTGCTGACTTCAGCAAGCACCGGGCTATTCTCTAGTTTAGCCCTGGCAAGAATGTTTTCGATAGCGGAGTTTAAAGCGCTACCAGCAGCTGCATACCCAGAAGAAATACGTT